AACTTATACTTGATGCACTAGAACGTAGGAGAACTAATTTTATTGCTGGAGATAAAATGTATAAAGAGTATGGTGCTTTAATAAAAGAAGTGGAGAGAATATCTGGTGTAAGTTATAAGAGGATCATTGTTTAGTCAGTGAGTCCTCACATAGTAATTTATACTTAGTCAAAATAATAAATAATAATGTACTGGAATTGAAACTATCATGCACCATTACGAACTTGGTTATCACGACCAACAAAACGAAACACAAACAATGTGCGAATATGCACACGACGCATTTGAAGCGGTAAAATTTGCGAGAGAGGATGTTCCTTATTTGAAGGAGCATCCTTTTTCATTGCATATGATACGGGAGATAAAATGAAAAAGATAAACACACTTATACTAGACACCACTATCTACATCTTAGACTTTCTTTACAGAGGTAGAGACTTTCAAAGATTCTGGGTTCTAGAAGTTATTGCTAGAGCACCATACTTTGCATTTATCAGTGTGTTACATTTTCGTGAAAGTCTTGGACTTAGAGGGGAAGATCATGTATACTTAATGAAGGAACACTTTTATCAGGCACTCAATGAAACAGAACATCTGGAAGAAATGGAACTTAGGGAGGGCGATAAGCACTGGATTGATCGGTTCTTTGCCAAACATCTTGTTCTATTTTATTATTGGGTCATGGTTGTTTACTATCTCGTTGATCCTATGGACGCTTACGACATCAACATGAAGATTGAGAAGCATGCTTATGAGACATACGTCAAGTATGGTGCATATCATCCAGAGGATAAAAAGATACAAGAAATAGCAAATGATGAACTAGAACATTCCAAAGAACTACATAAAGCAATGTTAATGATAGCATGAGATATCACATTTACTGGCAAGATAAAATCCTTATCAAGGATTTAGAAGAAGAAGAGTTCAAAGATATATGGGGAAAGATGCACTGGGTTTACAACAGTGAATTAAATTTTGTTGAGGTAGGAGAACCTATATTAGAGGAGCATTCCTGTTGAGTAAAGGATACGATCTATTTGGAGATCATGGAAGAAACCTACCTACCCCTCATGGTAGTGGTAGTAGACCTATGTATGGTGACATGGGTAAATCATGTGCACCAGATCCAAATCGCAAGAGAGAATACCCTCACTTGTATGCTGTTTTCTGTCTTGACTCACACAATACCAGTTACTTCTACATAAGAGAGAATGGTACATACTACTGGTTACATTGTCGTAAAGGAGAGGATGATGTTGAGGTAGATGCACATGACATACAAATAGATCTGTTTGGTAAACCTGTTTTATCTAACGAGTGGATATTGAAGGAGATATTATGGTAGTCTGGGGAGTAATTATTATGGTTGCAATACTTGTTGTAATCGTCTCTTGGTACATCTACTATATACTAAAGATGTCATTTATGGAGATGAACGATGGGAGTGATGACACCACCAAGTAGGAAGTCCTGCTATAATTTTAGAGTAACGGAGATAAATCGTGTTGTTGACGGCGATACTATTGATGTCACCATTGATCTTGGGTTTGACCTATACAAGAAAGAAAGAGTTAGAGTTGCAGGAGTTGATACGCCAGAGAAAAGAACAAGAGATCTGGAAGAGAAGGCATTGGGAATAGATGCTACAAACTGGATGAAAGAACAATTGGAGGAAGCTATAAATGGAGAATCTGAACTTACTATACGAACTGAACTTCAAGGTGGGATGGGTAAGTATGGTCGTCTTCTTGGTTGGTTATATGTTGGTGATGCTGACATATCTCTCAACGAAGCCATGATCATTGCAGGATATGCATGGTCATATGATGGTGGTACAAAGAAAAAAAACTTTGAGGAGCTACGAGAAATACGTAGAACATTTGGCACATTAAATGAAGGATAATTATGTGGGAATTTTTTAAGTGGGCATGGGATTTACCATGGAGTGAAGGTATTCCTTTACTCGGTTGTCTATTTGCATTCTGGTATGGAAAGAAATGGATAGACAAAAAGTTTGGGACAGACTCTTTTAGTAAGAGACAAAAAAGAGAACTTAAACAGATAGTCAAAGAAGCAATAGAAGAAGCTAAATGATTGTAATAGATGAGTTTGTGAGAAAAGAAGTATTTCCACAAGTTCAAGATGTTTTTTTGAAAGACAAAACTTTTGAATGGTATTGGAGTAATGTAGTTGATGATAATACCTGTGATGAAATTGACAACCATCAATTTTTTCATATGTTTTATTATGACTATAAACCTGTCAGTAAATATTGGAGTTATATTTTTCCAGTAGTTAAAAAACTAAAAGCAAAAGCTATCTACTCAGTAAAAGCAAATTGTAATGTAAGAACTGAAAATATTATTCGTCATGGATTTCATGTAGACGTTCCTACTGACTATGATTCTAAGACAGCAATCTTATATCTAAATACAAACAATGGTTATACAGAGTTTGAAAATGGTCAACGTGTGGAGAGTGTAGCAAATAGACTTGTAGTATTTGATTCTGCATTGAAGCATACTGGTACAACATGCACAGATCAAAAAAGAAGAATTGTCTTAAACCTCAACTATATTGATTAATGGCAACCAACGATGTTTATCTTGGCAATCCTAATTTAAAAAAAGCAGGAACGCCAATACAATTTACAAAGAAACAGATAAACGAATGGGTCAAATGTAAAAATGATCCACTATACTTTGCGTGTAATTACATTCAAATCATTTCGTTGGATGAAGGTCTAGTTCCTTTTAACATGTATGATTTTCAGAAAGATATTTTAACAGACTTTCATAATCATAGATTTAATATAGCAAAGCTACCACGACAGACTGGTAAGTCTACAACTGTGGTTGCATATCTTTTATACTATGCTATATTTTATGATAGTGTAAATATAGGTATTCTAGCAAACAAAGCATCTACTGCTAGAGAACTATTAGGTAGGTTACAGCTAGCATATGAGAACTTACCTAAATGGATGCAACATGGTATTCTAGTTTGGAATAAAGGTAATGTTGAACTTGAAAACGGATCAAAAATATTGGCTGCTTCTACGTCTGCTAGTGCAGTTAGAGGTATGTCCTTCAACATTCTATTCCTTGACGAGTTTGCATTCGTCCCTAACCACGTCGCAGAACAATTCTTTGCATCAGTATATCCTACTATTACTTCTGGTAAATCAACTAAAGTCATAATCATATCTACACCTAATGGTATGAACCACTTCTATAAAATGTGGGAAGATGCTAGAAGAGGTAAAAATGATTATATTACAAATGAAGTACATTGGTCACAAGTTCCTGGCAGAGATGCTAAATGGAAAGAGGAGACAATTAAGAACACGTCACCTAGACAGTTCGCACAAGAATTTGAATGTGACTTTCTTGGTTCTGCTGATACATTGATATCACCAGCAAAACTTCAAACAATACCTTTCACTGATCCTATTAAGAGCAATGCGGGACTTGACATTTATCAGAGAGCAGAAGAAGATCACGAATACATTATTACTGTTGATGTTGCCAGAGGCATTGGCGGAGACTATAGTGCTTTCATCGTGTTTGATATCACCAGTGTGCCGTATAAAATCGTTGCCAAGTACAGAAATAATGAGATTAAGCCTGTACTGTTTCCCTCGGTCATCTTCCAAGTAGCAAAAGAATATAAAAACCCATACATTCTAGTAGAAGTAAATGACATTGGAGATTCTATCGCTGCTACTCTTAATTACGATCTTGAATATCCTAACGTTCTTATGTGTGCTATGCGTGGGAGAGCAGGTCAAGTCGTGGGACAAGGATTCTCAGGAAACAAAACACAATTAGGTGTAAAGATGAGCATAACTGTAAAGAAAATAGGTTGTGCTAATCTCAAAGCTATTATTGAGGAAGATAAGTTATTGTTTAATGACTTTCAGATCTTCCAAGAACTTACTACGTTTGTACAAAAGAAACAGGCGTGGGAAGCAGACGAGGGGTATCATGATGACCTCGTTATGTGTATGGTATTATTTGCATGGTTAGTCATGCAGGAATACTTTAAAGAAATGACTGATCAAGATATTAGAAGGAGGATTTATGATGAACAAAGAAACCAAATTGAACAAGATATGGCTCCCTTTGGTTTTGTTGATGACGGCTTGGGTGATGATACCTTCGTGGACGCAGAAGGATCATTCTGGTACGGAGACAAACAAACAGAAGTCGGATACATGTTGCCCGACCTATGATGGATATTGGGGATCAGTTCAGTCTGGAACATCTTCTTTTCAAAGAAAGGAAATGTAGGTCTTGTAGAAAAAGTAAGAATTTAATTGAAGACTTCTATATGACTAGGAAGTCTAAGAGAGGATTACCGTCAGCATATTCATACGAATGTAAGGACTGTACGATCAGCAGAATTCTAAATAATAGAAAGGGAAAAGGAGCGTTGAGTGATTGGCAATATCCAGACTGGTAGGGTGTTCGTGCATTGTTTCCCCTCTTGAGACATGGGAAATTCTAAATACTTTTAGATAAAATTGATATCTAAGAGGTAAAAAAACATGGCAAGTCAAGTCTCGCCTGGTGTTGTTATTAGAGAACGTGATTTGTCCACTGGTGTTATCACAGGAGTATCCACACTTCGTGCTGGAATTGCTTCTACGTTCACCAAGGGACCTGTAGGCAAAATTGTAAATATCGGAACCGAGAGAGAATTGATCTCTACTTTCGGTGCACCAGATGAGTCTAACTCAGCAGACTGGTTAGTAGCATCTGAGTATCTTCGTTACGGTGGACAACTTGCCGTAATTCGTGCAGCAACTGGCGTATTAAACGCAGCTAGCGAAGGCGGAGGAGTATTAATTGGATCAGTAGAAGATTACGAAGCTGGTGCTGGATCATCAAAGAAATTTGTTGCGAGAGATGCTGGTGCATATGGTAACAATCTTCGCGTTGTTATAGTAGATAAAGTTGCTGACAAAAAACTCACTAAAGCAGGTCACGGTTTTGATTCTACTGCTATTGGTACTAACATCAGTGACGGTGTTACAAATCATGTGATCACTGTTATCATTGACGATAACACTCTTGGAGTTAAAGAAGGTAGTTCTACTGCAGTAGCTGGAAACGGAATTACTGCTGTAGCAGATTTTACTGCTTCTGACTACAACGCACTTCCTATTGCATCAACTGGTTTAACATACAAAGACATAGGTCCTAGACCTGGCACTTCTGCATATGCTTCAGAGCGTTATCTATCTGCTGATGAAGTTCATGTTGCAGTTGTTGACGAGAGCACAAATACAATTGTAGAAAGACTACTTTATCTTTCTAAACTATCTGATGGTAAATCACCTGAGGGATCTAGCACATACTGGAAAGATTATGTAAATGAATTTTCTGGATTTATTTACGCTAGTGCATTAGCTGCAGGAGATGTAACATCATCTGGTGAAGATCCTGGTGATACTGCATCATCATACGGTGCTACTGCAGCTGCTCCAGAAATTTTTGCATACATTCTTTCAACTGCTGGTGGAGCACTATCTGGTGGTCTTGATGACTATGCTTATACTGCTGGAGAAATTCAGACAGCATACACATTGTTCCAAGATACAGAGTCAACTACTATTGACTTCATCCTCATGGGTGGATCAATGGGTTCTGAGGCAGACACTCTTTCTAAGGCAGGAGCAGTAGCTGCTGTTGCTAATGCAAGAAAAGATTGTATTGCTTTTATTTCTCCATACAACGGAAATCAAGTTGCGACATCTGGTGGTTCAGCGTTAACTCCTGCACTACAGTTAGCAAATACTATTGACTTCTTCTCTAGTATTGGTTCTAGTTCTTACGTTGTTAAGGATAGCGGAATCAAATATGTCTATGATCGTTTTAGCGATAAGTATCGTTACATCGGTTGTAACGGAGATGTTGCTGGTCTTTGTGTTTCTACATCAGCTATTAGCGATGACTGGATATCTCCTGCAGGAACTGCAAGAGGCGGATTACAGAATGTAGTTAAACTTGCATTCAATCCTAACAAAGCAGCTAGAGATGATCTCTACACTGCTGCAATTAACCCTATCGTATCATTTCCTGGTTCAGGTCCTGTTCTATTCGGTGACAAGACTGCTCTTGCATCTCCATCCGCATTTGACAGAATCAACGTTCGTCGTCTCTTCCTCAACATTGAGAAGAGAATTAAAGGACTTGCTGAGGGTGTACTCTTTGAACAGAACGATGAAATTACTCGCTCTGGTTTCAACGCTGCACTTTCTGGTTATATGTCAGAGGTTCAAGCACGTAGAGGAGTTACAGATTACTTAGTAGTTTGTGATACTTCAAACAACACACCTGAGATTATTGATAGAAATGAGTTTGTTGCTGAAATATTTGTAAAACCAACACGCTCTATTAACTATGTTACTGTTACAGTAACAGCAACTAAATCTGGAGTTTCTTTCCAAGAAGTTGTAGGTCGCTAAAAACAAGAGGTAAAAAACAATGGCAACTAATAACGTATCAACGTTTCTCTCAACTATCAATCAGGGCATTAAGCCCAATATGTTCTCGGTTGATATCAACTTTCCTGGTGGAGGAGACTTTGGGGGTTCAGATAAGCAACTTACAAACATTCTTTGTAAGTCTGCTGCATTACCAGGTTCAAATTTGGGCGTAATTGAAGTTCCTTTTAGAGGAAGAACAGTCAAGATAGCTGGTGATCGTACCTTTGATACTTGGACTGCAACATTCTTCGCAGATGCAAACATGGAAGTCCGTGCTTTGTTTGAAGATTGGGCAAATAGTATCAACTCTCACGAAGGTAACACTGCACCTAGGTTCTTACCTAATACTGGTTCGGAAGGTTACATGGCAGATCTCTATGTTTCTCAACTAGAGAAAGATGCTGAAATTGGTGGTTCTGTAATCAGAACTTATCAGTTACATCACTGCTTCCCAACTAACGTTTCTGCAATTGATCTTGCTTATGATAGTAACGATCAAATTGCTGAGTTTACAGTTGAATGGCAATACTCATTCTTCACCGCTGGTGTTGGAAATGTTGCTAGAGCAACTGGAACTAAACTTAGTGACGGTGCAAGCACTCGTGATGTCGTATAATTAACTCTGCTAAATATAAGTAAGAGAACTATTATCACTAGGTAAATGAGTCAATTATTTGGCTTCCAGATAAATCGCAAGGAGGGTCAGAAGGGTCAGTCCCCTGTCCCTCCTAATGCTGATGAGGCAATTGCCGTAGCAGCTGGTGGTTATTATGGGACATATGTAGACACGGATAATCAAGCTCGTAATGAGTTTGAAATGATCCGTCGTTATCGTGACATGGCACTACACCCTGAGGTTGACAGTGCAGTTGACGAAGTTATAAATGAATTTGTTGTAAGTGATTCTCATGACACTCCTGTAGAAATTAATCTAGATAATCTAGATGCTGGCATGAGTATCAAGAGAAAGATCAGAGATGAGTTTGAATATATTAAACGTCTTTTAAACTTTGACAATCGTGCACATGAGATTGTCAGATCTTGGTATATTGATGGAAGATTATTTTATCATAAGGTCATAGACCTAGACAATCCAAAGAAAGGTATTACAGAACTTCGTTATATTGATCCAATGAAGATCAAGAAAGTTCGTCAGAAGATTGATAATAAAAAGAACATGGATTCATTGCAGAGACAAGCAATGAAAGGCACAGCATTAGAGTACGAGTACGGAACATTTGTTGATTATTATCTTTACAATCCAAAAGGTTTTTATAAAGGTGGTGTTTTAGGACCTATTGGTGACATGTCATTGTCACAAGGTGTTAAAATGGCAATAGATTCTATTACATTTTGTCCCTCTGGACTACAAGATTTAAACAAGAGAATGACTCTTGGTTTCCTACACAAGGCAATCAAAGCTCTCAATCAACTTAGAATGATTGAAGACTCTCTAGTTATATACAGACTTTCTCGTGCACCAGAGCGTAGAATATTCTATATTGATGTTGGTAATCTACCAAAGGTTAAGGCAGAACAATATCTCCGCGATGTTATGAGTCGCTATCGTAACAAGTTAGTGTATGACGCAAACACTGGTGAGATGCGTGACGACAAAAAGCATATGAGTATGCTTGAAGACTTCTGGTTACCACGTAGAGAAGGTGGTAGAGGAACAGAGATTACTACATTGCCAGGCGGTCAGAATCTAGGTGAACTCAAGGATGTTGAGTATTTTAAAAAGAAATTATTTAACAGTTTAAACCTACCTCCATCACGTCTTACAGATGACAACAAAGGATTTAATCTAGGTAAGACAACAGAGGTTCTCCGCGACGAACTTAAATTTACTAAGTTCATTGGTCGTCTTCGTAAGAGATTCAGTGAGATGTTCATGGACATGCTCAAAACTCAACTCATCCTGAAAGGAGTTATAGCTCCTGAAGACTGGGATGATATGAAAGAACATATCCAGTATGACTTCTTATTTGATAATCATTTTAATGAATTAAAAAACATTGAAATGATGAACCAAAGAATGATGACTGTTACGCAGATGGATCCTTTTGTTGGAAAGTATTTCTCTGTGGAGT